ATCGTAAGCGTGATCTGGTGCATGAGTATCTACGTCTTCTGGGTTGCGTTTATCCAGAGGAATACTTTGTAGTTCGCGTATCAGGTTAGGGCATGTATTAAATATCTGTATTTTGGGCCTACCGCTTTGCATGACTTTTAAGTATTCGTGGATTTGAATCTTTCCTTGTATTCGGTTCTTATCTGCTCTTCTAAGCTTGTGTCCTGCTCTCTGAAGAGTTTCTCCAATTGTAGGGCCTGTAGTACCAGTTCGGCTCCAACAAGCTGTATCAAGCACTCCTTGCACCGAGAAGGGATCTTGCATTTCCATCTCAGTTATTGTTTCTGCAAGCTCTGTGCCTAACAAGCCTTTTCGGTATAGTTCTCTGTATATAATAAGAGTACCATCACTAGGATCAACTGCTCCCCAGACACAAGCACTTTCAGAGGCATAGCCGTAATCTATTCCTTTTACTCTTTCCCAATGTACGGGTATTTCAAAAGGTGTAATAACATGTAAGTGCGGCAAAAACTCTGTGAAGGCCGCTCCTTCCGCAACATCCCAATTGCCTTCTAGGAGTTGCTGACGCTGTGTAGGCGGCAAAGCCTTTAGCATCTTTTCATATCTACCATCTGTTGCTAGGTAGGGGTTGTCTTGCAACCTAGCAGGTATAAATTTTCGTGTTAATCCATCAGAGCCTTCAAAAGATTCATGCGGTGGAGAAGGGTCTATGTAACGCTTCTTAACCCATGTAGCTCCTGCGCCGCCCGGATTTGCTGTGCAACGCATATAACACGTAATCTTTGGATCTGTTGTCCGTAATCGAGACGCTAAGTAATTCCAACTAAACTCTGTGGGCAAATGAGTAATCTCATCAAACCCTATCCAACTATAGGCTTGTCCTTGGTAGCGGTATACGTCTGCATCACGCTCCAAGAATCCAAACTCTATCTTTGCACCGCTTGGGAAATTCCAAAGCTTTTCTACTTCTTTATACTTACATCCCGGAAATGCTTTCGGGTACAACTCTCTACTTTTGTCTATAAGCTCTCTAAGTTCTGGCATAGAGCGTCTTATGATTAGACCCCTGTGAGCGGATCTGTGGGCATATCTAAGTGGATCTACAAGCATAGCGTAGGACTTACCACCCCCTGCCGCTCCTCCGTAGAGGACATCTGTCTCCCCTGCGGCGAGGAAGTCTTCCTGTGGGCCTTCGTTGGCCTTGAAGATAACATCCTCTTGAGCTTCAGCCGCTAATGCAGAAGGTATGGATTTTAGTTCTACATCTTCAATGATGTTAGAGCTTCCTGTTCCTTCTAGCTTGTTGAGAGTCTTTTTGGTTTTACTTATTGTTTTCTTGTAACCCTCAACTTTAGCTTGAGCCGCCTTCAGTTTTTTACTGTTAGAACGTACCTTTTTCTTTGCATCCATTTTTGCTTTAGTTTCTGAGTGATAGGTGTAACCTCTACCCTTAGACCCTTTAGCTCTACCTGACTTCTTTCGTGGTGTTCCGTCAACTTTAAGAACGAAATCACCTGCTTCGTCTTTAAGATAGTTGTCAGGATTAACATCCCAATCATTCTGCATGTTTATCTGCGATCTTCTTTAATCCCATGTGCGATAACTTGCGACCTGTTATGCTTTCTAGGTATAAACTACCTTCGCGTAAGCTTATAACTTTATCCTTAATCATCGGAACAATCTTATCTAAGGCTTCAAGTTGTTCTTGTACAGGTGTAAGTAACTCTACGTTACCTTCATCTAGCTTATAACCAAAAGGAATAGTGCTACTAGATCTCCTCATAATTACCTTCTATTACAATTTCTTGCTTAGCGGGGAGTATAAATAAACCTCCGGCAGTATTAACAGTAACATCTAGTCTTTCAGTCTTGCCTAAGCCTACACGATCTAGGATTGTCTGTGCGGCCTGTATACGCATGTTAGCTTGTGGTATAGGCTCTGAACTATCCATAATGTGTACAAGCTTCATTGCGGCTTTAGGGGCGCTCTGAGCCAGTATGTTTGTAGCAAGATCTAGTATCTCTGTCTTTAAGCTCTTAACAACACTATTAATACTGGTGGGTGCATAGCCCGCTATATCTCCTGCAAGCTTAGTGTCACCATTACAGGTAACTAGGCTATCAAGGAATGTTTGTTGCTTAGTTGTTAGTTCTTTATTATTACTCATGTACTCTATTATACTGCGATATTTGAATGTTGTCAAGCTTTTTATTACTTTTTAGTATAATAAATGTAAGAAACTTCTTGACAACTCCCCGATATCGCAGTATAATAGATATTAAGCCCACGGGGGTTATATAGACATTCTAGTCATCTCCTTCCTGTGTATCTCCTTCCTCGATTTAGTTATGTGTATACGTCTGTATACATACTTTTGTATCATCTTCCCTTGACTTATATATTTGTATACAGACGTATACGTTATTTAACTCCCCTTTAAAGTCTTTGAAACTGCCGCCCTAACTGGTTGACACTCCAGAGTCTTCTAAAAATGTATAACATTGTGTATATAGGGGGGGGAGGGGCCATGGCGACCTGCCCCGCCTCTTCAAAGCCCTCTATAGATAAGCCAAATCTTGAGAGAGAGTCCTTTAAAGACTACAAAGTCTTATAAGCCCTTTAAAGCATTGTCCCTAATCTAGTTTCCATAGGCTTATAAGACTTATTAGCCTTTGAAGTAGTACTTTAAAAACTTATTAGACTAAACAGATCAATAGCCTAGGCAATAAACCACCCGTTAATAAAACATTATGACCAGATCCCGTTTTATGGTCACCGCATCCCAAGCAATAATTATTTACCTATGTTTAGAATGTTGCGTCAGCGGGAATAATCTTGTTGATTTACTTAAACTTAAACTCTTAATAAGGTAGATACATTATGAAAAATTTTGATTACTCAACAATCGACCAGAACCGCGTAGCATCGTATAAGCAATTTAATTTATGTGCTTACAAGGTAGGCGAAGCTTACAAAGCTGTCACGGGCAATGACATATCAAGTACAGTTATATATGCATGGCTTAAAAAGACACACCCGAAGGATAGTGACAAGGCTTTAACGCATGGTAATGTTCAGGTATATGCGAATGCTTACAAGATGCCTAAAAAGGTTGTCGGTTCTATTGATAAACTGGCATTAGAGCTACCGGCCAAAAAGGTTAAAACGCCTAGCAAAAAAGAGGTGACTCTTGTAACTGAGAACGCTGAATTAAAATCTGAAATGGCCGATATGAAAGCCCAGATGGCTGAATTAATGGCCCTAGCTAAAGGAGCTAAATAATGATTGTATTTAATTATGTAAGCAAAAAAGACCTAAAAGCGAATATCGGTAAGCCTTTGCGCTTTATTGAAACGAGCATGTTTGGAAACGAATACGTTTCAAATGGTCAATTAACGGGCGCGAATAGACCGCATATTACGGGACGCGGTCGCGAATTTTTCGCAATAGTAACTTTAAAAAATGATTTAATCATAGGGGTAAAATAACATGTGGAATACTAATTATCTGATACGAAATGCAACAATAATATGTCTAGCTATGATAATTTCCATGACCGTTATCAGGGTCGCTGATTTGGTTATCTACGCCATGCAATCTTAACTCACTAGCACCACTAAAAAGCCCTGTGCAATCGCATGGGGTTTTTTTTCGTCCCTAGTTTATTCAAGCCTGTTTAAGCCTGTTTAATATATACCATGTAGGTTGGTATAGGTTGGATGGTTTAAAGCCCTTAAAGGACATTAAAAGCCCCTATAATCGCATTGCTGTAAACCACCCTAGACTGTTATAGATACTCCGCCCTATAAACCGCCCTTTTTAATGTCTGCAGTTATAGATAGAGCTTTTATTTATATATGTAATTTTTTAACAGTTTTACTGCAGTTTTTTTTCTTATAAGGATTTTTTTGTCCATAAACGAGAGTCAAAGTCCTTATAAAGAATTTTCTGTTCTTAAACGAGAGTCGAAGTCCTTATACCATTATCTCTATTAGTAAAGCAGAGGTCTAGGTGAAAAAAAGTTGATCGGCTGAAACCCACGTCACCACTGGGCTACAGCGATTCAGTGACCAGAATCCTCAGTTGAGTCACCCAAAGAAATTGACAGTTGCCGAGACAACCCCGAAGATGGTTGCCGAGGCACCGAGATTCACTTTAATAACACGGAAATTATAAGGCAAGGGTGTCCCCATCCTAAGTAGCGGCCTAGTCCACCGTGCCAAAACGGACTACTAATTTTAATTGGAGTGTTAATATGAGTAGAGATATAGAAAACGGTAAAATTGTTGAACGTAGAAACACTGTTAAATGGGCTGATTGGTATTTAGACTCTATAGCTATAGATATGGAAGACGGTAGATATGGTCAAGCTTTTATAAGAGTCGAAGAGTTAAAGAAAATGATACTGGATCTAAAAGAAGACAACTTTAAAGGGTATAGAGATGAGTAAAATTACTAAGAAAGGGTATAAGTTAGTAGATCAGTTTAGCGGTCGTGGTATTTACCCGTTAGAACTTATTCACGATAGAGACGGACAACCTTTTATAATTAGAGGTGGTATTGCACCACATAAACCAAGTAGCACTGGAAGAATTTGGGTCAGTGATATAGCTAACAAGCACAACAACGAGTATTTTCCTAGTGTTTGCAACTTAGAATGGAGAGAAATATAATGTATAAAAATCATGCGGTAAAATGTCAGCAATATGCACAGCGTTCAGCGGATAATATGGCTTACGTTATTCTAATGGTTGTTCTTAGTATCCAACAAAACTGGTTAGGTGTTGGCGCTCAGTTACTTGATGTCAGGTTACATGGCATTAAATCTAAGTTCTTGTGGGGCAACAAGATTAAAACCTTTCAGTATTTAGAAGCCAACAAGCATAAAATTTATGCTCAAGTTATGGCGGTTATTAATTCTAAACAGATTGACAGCGTTAAAGCTGAGTCACTTATGAAAATCTTTCTTCGTGTTGACGGCTTGGGATTACCAAAAGCAGGATTTGCTTGTCAGCTTACAGCCGGATTAGTTGGTTGTATGGATGTTCATAATATTAAGATGTACGGTTTAGATGTTAAGTCATTGTCGCTTTCTAAAAACCCTAAGACAAACAAAGGGAGAGCGGCTAATGCTAAAAAGACTTTAGATTATATATTGATGTGTCACGATTACGGCACTGAAAATCTATGGAACAGTTGGTGTTCTTTTTTAGCCACCAAGTCTGTTAAATGGCAAGACGGTAATCATGTTAGCGAAGTTCACTATAGTTATTTAACTGGAGAAACAAAATGAAGACTTTAATTGAAGCAGTAGAAGCGTGGATTGATGATAGAATTACTAACAACATTGCTCTAGATAGGGCTGATAGACTGTCTCACTCTGCAACCGTTGATATACAAGACTTGGATGCTAAGTTTAAAGAGATGGAGCAGATACATATCCGCGATGCCAATAGAATCGAAGAGCTTGAACGTAGGGTAGCCCTGTGGATTGATGAGGGTGACACCGCAAGACTAGACAGTGTTGATAGTAGACTCGATGATCTTGAATGTAGCATGGATGAAAAGATTGACAGTTCTGATGTTGATGATAAGATTGAGTCGGCACTGGCTGACTTAGATCTACCGGATTCATACTCAGTAGAAGTTATGATTGACGATGCTTTAGAAACTAAAGTAATGGATGCGGTCAGGGCTGAGATAGATGCGACCGACTTTAAAATAACAGTGGAGAGATAGAGATATGAAAAAGACAATTGACTTGACAACACCAGTACATACCTATAAGGTAATGATGTCTGAGGTACGCGGTTATTATATAGACGTAGCGGCATCAACACCCGAACAGGCAATGGAGTATGCAGAAGTAAATAAACGAGCGGGGATGTATAAAAAATACAACGGCCACATAGTTGATATAGCCCCCGTAATGATAGTCGAAGAGGAGAAACCCAATGAGTAAATATGAATGCGGTTACTGTTTAACAATGTTTGATGAGCATAGCGGTGGTACAGATATGTGTCCTCTTTGCTGTAGTAAGACACTAGGCATAGTAGATAATACCTTTGTACACGATGATGATTATGCTCTTGAAGTTGAAACAGACTATAGTCTATAGAGACTATGCAGATCTTTAAAGCTATTGTCCTTTTCTTTTCAGAAGAAGATAAAAGAGAATTCTTTAAAGGCTTAAAAACTATTAGAGATTATAGCATAGATTGATTTAGAAGTCAAGCACTCATTTAGTTGTTGACATTGAGGCTGGTTTATGTTATCATCTCTTTAAATTATTTAAGGGAAAAGAAAATGAGTAGAGGTTGGAACGGTAGCTGTGAGGATTGGTTACATGGTGATGAACATCTAAGTGACTCTTGCGATTCAGAGTTTGAAAATTCAGAAGAAGATGAAGAGGAGAAATGTAATGAACAAAGCAATTAATATTTTAGTACCTACAGTTTTACTAGGGGTAAGTGCATTGTTATATATCAACATGGATATAAATAAGAATGCGGCGATGTCTCAGATGAGTGAGTTAGAGCAGAGATTTAAAACCAACACTATAAAGTTGGACATGACCTCAGATAATTACAATGTGCTTAGCGGTGCATTAGATGATCATGAGAATACATTGCGGCGGTATCAAGAAACGCTGAGTACGACACTAACTATCCACGATCAGTCACTAACAACACTTGACAAGGCTTTAATGAACGACATCATCTTGTCTGAAGAAGTGGTGCGGCTAAGCGATCAGCTAACCGAACAAGATCAAAAGATCTCTGAGGTTAAAGAACTGGCTACGGCTGTAGTGTTGCCCGAACCTATAGCTGTGTTGCCTGAACCTGTAATTAAGAACGTACCTATCGCTACGTTACCTGAACCTGTAGTTAAGAACGTACCTATAGCTGTGTTGCCTGAACCTGTAGTTAAGAGAGCGCCTATTAAACACCCTTGCCCACAGCCTGATAGTTCTATTAACTTCGGGAAGTATATAAGCAAGCTGAATTTTAATAAGTCTACTGCGTTTGTGGTGTCCTTTGACGTACAGGATGGGGCGGTTAAGAATGTTTCTTACTCTACCAATGTCTACAGTAAGTTGAACAGGGCGGTCACCAAGTATCTTGACAAGGCTATATCAACAGAGAACAACGTGACTAACTGTAGCATTCCTTTTAAGATAGAGGTTTAATATGACAGCAGGGTTCGGAGAAAACTTTTTAACTATAAACTATAGGCTAGGTGTGGGTTTTGACTTTGAGTTCGCCGACAGCAGGGCTGTATGGGTTACTAAGACAGGAGAAGAATCAATATGCGCGGCATCCTTTGAGGGTGTCGTGATCATGCTACCCTTCACAGTAATAACCTTTGGTAAGATATGGACGGAGGACTAGAGAACATGGGTGACGCAACACATGGCGGCAAAGGTGATCGTGCAAGGAGCGTAAACTTAAATAGGTTTAACGATAACTACGATGCGATCTTTAACAAACAACAGACGGAGGTAGTAGATGGAGAAGGTAAAGAAGCTAACAGTGAGTGCCTTGCAAAGGGTGACCAACTGGGTGGAGAAAGAAACAATAGTAATGAAGAGCAAGTTTGAATCAAGGTTTATAAAAACAGTAAGGTCGATGGTTGTCCTTGCATGTGTACTCACATTGATAAATGTTATTTTAGTTTTAAAGGGGTAAGCTATGATTGATATAATTCTAGGGGTGTTGGTGCTGATAGCACTGGGGTGCGGCATTAGATTGCTATATGAATCTGAATTAATGATAGATGAACTCAAGAAAGAACGGGAGGATGATCGCAATGTTTGAAGAGATGTTTAGCGCAGACCCATCACCGCAAGCAGTAGCTACATCTAAGGCGGCAAGAGATGTGGCAGACGGCAAGGTTCTTTTAAGCGTAGCCTGTAAGCAGTATGGCGTGAAAGAACAAGCAGTCATACAGTACATCATTGACAAGACTGAGTACGAAACAACGCTTGACATAATCAACGGCAACAAGGACACGGATTCAGTCGGTAACAAATAAAGATTGACAGGCTTGAACAACTGTGGTATACTCCACAATTAATTTTAACCACCAAAGAGGAAAGTAACATGGCTATACTAGAAGGCACAGCGTACTGGGCATCGGTCACTACACCGAACACAACCTTTGAACCCACGTACTCAGTAAACTTAGTTGTAGATGAGGCCACTGCCGCAGATTTTAAGGCGCGGGGATTTAGTATTAAAGAGATGGACGAAGGCCCATCCATTGTGATTAAACGTAAGGTCGATGGCAAGGACGGGACAGTACGATCAGCACCTAG